ACAGAAGTACCTGATGTCACAGTGTCGTATGACGACCGCTTCTATTGGGGTGTAGACAATCCCAAACAACTGGATGACCTTACCGTCACACCAGAAGAAGGTGAACCATACACACAGCATGGATTGAAACATCAGTGGACAGCACAGGTCAAAGACACTGCCAACAAATTGCTGGCTCAATCTGACTGGATGGTGATTCGCAAGATGGAGCGTAGCGTTGACATACCCGCTGAGACTGCCACCTACAGAGCCGCAGTGATTGCAGAATGCACAAGGTTGGTGACTGCCATTCAAGGCTGTGCTGATGTACCTGCTTTGATTGCTGTTGTAACTGCACAAGGATGGCCAGCATGACACCAGTAGAAGCCAGACTCGACACGCACGAAGCTGTGTGCGAGCTGCGTTATGACAGCATCAATGCTCGACTCAAGCGTATTGAGCAGATCTTGATTGGCAGCTGCGCCGCCATCATTGGCATGTTGATGACATTGGTGTTGAAGCTGTGATGCACCATGCCGCTCACCATTGCACTGGCTGCTGTCGCCTTGGTGAAGAACATCAGGGAAGGGTGCGAACTTTACAAACAGGCAAAGGAATCCTTTGTCGAAATAAAGGAAACCTATGACGAAGTTGCTGGTATTGCTCAAGAGGTACATGGGTTCATTGGCCCAATCATTGCGTTTTTCAAGGGAAAAAGTAAGCCTGCAAAGCCGCCTGCTGTGGCTGCACGCGCAAAGAATAAGCCTAAGTACGTTGCTGTTGATGAAACAAAAATCAAAGCAGATATCGTCAAGCATCTCAGCGAGTTTTTCACGCTCCAAGAAAAGCTAGCTGCCAAGATCAGACTTGAAGAGGAGCAGAGCAAGACAGTCTATGACCCTGACCAGAACCACAACATCGCTGCCATGAACCGAGTGCTTGCGCTGCAGCAGATGTCTGAGCTGGAGGTTGAGATCAGAGAGATCATGGTGTACCAAACGCCGGGCATGGGTGCTTTGTACAGCGAGGTCTTCAAGATGCGCGAGGTCATCAAAGAGGAACAGGAAAAGGCTAGACTGGCAGAGGAGGCACAGAAGAGGCAAGAGAGATGGCAACTCAGGCAAGAGCAAAGAGATCTGCAGGCAAAGCTGGCAGCAGTAGTGGTGACTTCTATGTTCCTCCTCTACCTGTGGTTGTGGCTCCTCCTGATAAGTCGCTGGAGCAAGAGTTGATTGGGTGGATCGCGGCCTGTCTGCTCGCTGGGCTGCTGCTCCCGCTGATGGCCATGCTGTACCTCGACATCTTGGAGACAAAGAACGAGGCCAAGCAATCGATAGAGAAGGTGGAAAAGTTAAGACGGCAAGTGGAACAACAAAAGAAAGGAGCCAAGGATGAGTAAGCAACTGGAAAAAGGGTCAATGTACGACCAGTTTGACACCAACCATGATGGTGTTGTGACTGATGACGAGCTGGCCAAGAGCGAGCGCATGATGCAGATTGAGAACATGGACAAGCTCGCCGACCAGCAGCGTGTCATGGCGTGGGTGGCTATGGGCTTGCCCTTCTTGATCATCATGTTCTTGTGCTTGCCTTACATCGCTGACTCGCGAGTGCAGCTGGTGATGGGCTTGGCCACAACCTTTGCCGCAGCCATGGGCACCATCGTGGTCGCCTTCATGGCAGCCACTGCCTACATCAGAGGCAAGATGAACGATGCTTAAGCTGGCCATTGCTGCTGCCATGCTGGCTGCTGCCTTTGCGTCTGGCTTTGCTGTGCAGGGCTGGCGCAAGGACGCAGAGATCGCTGCGATTGAGGCGGCCAATGCGGCTGCTGTGGCTGCGGCCACGACGCAGGCCATGGAACAAACCACTGAGATGCAAAGGAAGAAGGATGACGCACTACGACTCGCGGCCAAACGCGCACAAGAAAACTCTGCTGCTGCTGCTGCTGCTCGCGCTGAGCGCGACGGGTTGCGCAACCAGATCAACGCCGCCACCAGCGCTTTGCCCACAGCTACCTGCTCCTCCGCAAGAGACTACGCCGCCACCGCCACAGCCGTATTCGAGCAATGTGCTGCAGCTCTTGAAGAGCTGGCGACAAAAGCTGATGGACACGCCACTGACGCAAGAACCCTGACCAATTCTTGGCCAACAACTGAAAGGAAACCATGAACCTGACTGCCAATTTTTCCCTGCACGAACTGACCAAATCTGAAACAGCACTGCGCATGGGGCTGGACAACACGCCCGGCCCGGTAGAAACCGAGTACCTCAAGATTTTGGCTGAAAGAGTCCTTCAGCCTGTCCGCGACCACTTCCAAAAAGGTGTCAAAGTGAACTCTGCGTACCGATCCTTGGCGGTTAACGCTGCGGCTGGCGGTGTGCAAGGCGCTAAACCCTCTGACCACACCCGTGGCATGGCGGCAGATATTGAGATACCCGGTGTAGCAAATGCTGACTTAGCGCAGTGGATCATGGATAATCTGGACTACACCCAGTTGATTCTGGAGTTCTACACACCCGGCATTCCAGACAGTGGCTGGGTGCATGTGTCCTACGACCCAGCCAACCTCAAAAAGCAAGAGCTTACCGCCACCAAAGTGGCAGGCAAGACTCAGTACCTGCCGGGCTTGGTAGCTTAACCCTGCTGCGATGCACCTAGCGCTTTGATGCGCTGGGTATAGCTGGCTGTGTGCCTGATGCGCTTGACCATGTCAATGCGTCCGATGGTGTCTTGGTTCACCAAGCGCAGCTCTTTCAACGCTGTCATGCGCTCGCGTGCTGGCCGCTTGCCAGCTCTAGCGGTCTTGTCGGCCAGATCTTCGTATGCATCTGCCCATTCATCCAAGCTCTGATGCACTGAGAAAGCCTCTTCCTTGCCGGGCACCATCAGGGCATATCCGATTGGTGCCACGGTATCAGCAGGCTGCAGCTCTTCAGCTTCAGCTTCTACTGTCACCAACTCTGGCTCAACCGTGTCGGCCAGCGCGGCCTCAATGATGACGGGGTCGCTGGTCTGCACGGGTATGGCCACCGGATCGGCCTTGGCCACCATGTCCAGCGGGTTGGCTGGCTTGGCCACTGGCCGTGGCTTGGCTTCGTCAGGATAGTCTGCTGCCTCTTCGGCACTGATCAAGCCCTTGAGCACATCAGGAAAGGCATCGCGCAGCGCAAAGCCGCGAGCACGCATTTGCATCATGCGCTTGGGGTATGCCGACCACGGGCCCTGCTTGCCCCACAGGCCAGCTCGCTTGGCATCCTCGACGCTGAACTTGGCAACCACTGGCTTGCGATTTTTTCGCTTGGCAATGCAGACGGCCACCGGGTTGGGTGTGCCTTCGTTCTCAAAGTATTCTTCGACATCTTCACAGACTGGGCTGGCCTGCACCAGCGCCATCATGGCATCGCCGTACACGCTGGGCTTGCCGTTGATCACCGCGATGTTCTGCAGCGCCTGCATGGGTGCCAGCCCCATTTCGTAGCCCCACTGTACGCACACCAGAATGTCTTGGGGCTTGCCTTGGTAGGCCTTGGGCACCATGCTGGAGCTGGACAGCATGTCACTGAATTGGATGGCCTCGGTGAGGGTTGCTGGCGCAAAACCTCGGTTAGTGGTGGTTAATTCCATTTGGATCTCTCTCGGTTAAGTAGGTTTGCATGGTGGTGAAAATCAGGTTGGCCATGGCCTCGACAAAGGCTTCGGCCTGTGGTTCGGTGCAGCCGGTGGCGTTGAGCATGGCCACCACAGCTGCGTCGTAGGCACGCTCAATGTCTGGCCTGCCCTGCAGGTTCAAGGCTGCTCCTTGATGGTCAATGTGGACTGGCGAATGCTGTAGGCTTCCTTGGCTGGCACCAAACGCTCTGGCGCTGCCTTGTAATTACGCATGGGCCAGTTGATCACATAGCGGCCAGCTCGGCCACGCTCAGCCTGACCCATCAGTTCTTTGATTTGTTTTTCGCAGTTGTCAATGGTGGCCTCGGCTTCGCGGATGACAGACTTGGCAGCCAGCAGCTGCTCGGCCAAGCGCTCGGCCTGCATGTCGAGGCTGATCTCTTCTTTCTCCACGGCCTGCGGGTAGATGCGATCCATCTCCTTGCTTGACTCTGGCGGGTACCAGTCGATTACGCCAAACTTGCGGTAGGCCTGCAACTTGTGCTCAAAGGCTAGCACGGCTTTGATGATGGCCTTTTGGGTTTCATCATGCGGTGCAAACAGGAAGACCCGCAGCTCAATGCCTTGGTACAGCACGCACACAGCGCCCCACTTGTGGCCGGTGATCAGCATCTGGCCCTGCAGTTGGATGGGGCCACGCGCAAGGTGGGGCACATCTTCGGGCATGGTCTTGGTGAGCTTGGCTTCCAACACGCCGGGCCCATTGAGCACAATGGTGTCTTGGCCAACCACATACAAGCCCTTGTCCGGGTCGGTGCTGATCTCTTGGCCAAGACCAAAGCCAATGCCATCCAAGCTGCACGACAGGGGAAAGGCGTTGTGTGTGTAGGCTCTGTCGATCTGGGTGTCAAACTCGGTGAGCCCCAAGCGCTTGGCTGCTTCTGTCAGGATGACCGGCTCTAGCGTGTTGCCCCAGCCCATGGCTTCATTGCCAATGTCGGGCCGCTCTTTGCCATCAATGGCGTTGATGCTGAACTGCAGCTCATCATTGGGTGTGCTGTATTTGCTGAAGCCCATGAGGCCGGGCAAGCGCGAGGCGCTCATTGATTTGTCGTCGGTCAGTTTGCCTGCCATTTTTTTACTCCTGTAATTGATAAACACGCACTACTCTCGCGTGCGCTTGGGGGTGATTGGCCTCAACAAGGCCAACCTTGACGAACTGCTTGGTGCGAAATACCGCGCCCAGAACAGATGGGTGGAGGTGCGCAGGGAGCTGAACCCGCTCGCGCACATCATTGATGCTGACACTGCCATGCTGGCGGCAGACCTCGGCTGCAACCGCCCGGCACCGTGCCAAGAAATCGGCATCGCGCTGCTCAAACAGGTCGAGCTGCGCGTCCCGGATGATCTGGCCAACCTTCATGCGAAGATGATGACAACCAGCGCAATGGCAGACACCACATACAAAGCCATGTCAGCAGCTGCGGCTGCTCTGACTTCAAGCTGGTGTGGTGGTGGCAGCAAGGCACGCTGCAGGCGCAGCATGTCGGGGTCTGATTCTGGGATGAGGGGTGGCTCATAGCATGAGCCTATGATCACTTTGCCGGTGTTGAATTTCTCGACCATGGGTTTGCTCCTTAAATGCGTTTGAGAAGGTTGGACACCTGAGAGGCGTTCCAGTTGGTGTTGCCGCGTGGTGTGGCCACGCCGCGTGCTTGCAGGGCTGCTGCGATGTCGCGCATGGTGTCTGCGCCAGACTTGGTGATGATGTCGCGCACAATGGGGCCAACACGCTCAGCGTACTTGTCGGCCTTGGCTTGGATCTTGGCGACACCAATGGCTGAGCCGATCTCAGGTGTTGGGCAGCCAAGGGTGCGGCCCTGTGCTTTGACCTGCGCCAGCGCTGACTTGGTGCGCTCGCTGATCTTGCGCGCTTCCCATTCAGCAAACACGGCCATCATTTGCAAGAAGGTGCGGTCGGCCTCGGGCATGTCGGCGCAAACGAAGGGAACACCGGACTCCAGCAAGCCAGAGATAAAGTGCACGTTACGGGCAAGGCGGTCGAGCTTGGCGATCACCAAGGTGGCCTTGGCCTTCTTGGCGGTGGCCAGCGCAGAGGCCAGCTGCTCGCGGTCGTTCTTGCGGCCAGACTCGACCTCGGTGAACTCGGCCAACAGCTCGGCAGCGGCAATGTGCTTGGCCACAGCTGCACGCTGGGCATCAAGGCCGAGGCCTGACTGGCCTTGGCGGTCGGTGGAAACGCGGTAGTAGGCTACGAATTTGCTGGTGTTGGGTGTCATGTTCAGATCCCCTTACTTAGCCAGCTTGCGGTAAAGAACCTGAGCTTCTTCGCTCAGATCGTCAACATAAGCATCAAAGCGTCCGAGCAGCTCATCTCCGGAAACATCGTCGGAAAGGACGTTGTACAGGCTCCAAAGCTCGGCACCAGCATCATTGATCTTGCTGGCTTCGTGGAGGCGGTCTGCAATGTGGGTCATGTTTAACTCCTTTGCGTGTCATCTACGCGTTGAACATGAGCGAATCATAGCACAGTTTGTATATCGCTTTGAAAGTACCCAAACCAAGTATTTTCTAGGGAGTTACCCTAATACAACACATTTGGCTGGGCATGGTGTATCAGGTAGATATACACTCGCCACCCATGAAACCTAAACTCAAACCTTTTCTCATGCGCTTGCACCCTTCAACCAGAGAGCTGCTCGACAAGGCAGCTGTTGACCAAGGCCGCAGCGTGTCATCTCTAATCGACCAGTGTGTGCGTGAGCAGCTGCAGCCACGCTACGGTGAGCTCCAGCCCCGGCTGCAGCGGTTCCTGTCTGGAGTACGCCAGCCATGACACCACAAGAAGCACACAAGCTGTTGGACAGGGTCAGGGATGGCCAGTTGGTGCCGCCGTACCTGATTGAGCTGGCGCTGGTGGCCACGGGCGACAAGCCTGCGGAGCTGTGCGATGAATGAGAACATCTTGGCGCTGGACTTGGGCACGACCACGGGTTGGGCTTGCAGGCCCATGGACGGCACCATTGTGCATGGCTGGGCCAGCTTCAAGCCCAGCAGGTACGAGGGTGGCGGGATGCGGTACTTGCGGTTCAAAACATGGCTCAACGAGCTCAAGGGCACGCTGGGTGGCGAGCTGCAGGCGGTCTACTTTGAAGAGGTGCGCAGGCATGCCAGCACAGACTCGGCGCATGTGTACGGTGGGCTGATGGCCATCTTGACGGCATGGTGTGAGCTGCACAACGTGCCATATGCTGGCGTGCCGGTGGGCACCATCAAGAAGCATGCGACGGGCAAGGGCAACGCCGGCAAGCACGACATGGTTGCTGCCATGCAGTTGCGTGGCCACCCGGTGACAGATGACAATGAGGCAGACGCGCTGGCGCTTTTACATTGGGCATTGGAGGTGCAATCATGTTGATGACTGTTTTTTGGGTAGTCGCACTTATGTTGCTGGGCTCATTGCTCACGCTTGTGGTGTTGTGGCTCATGCTGAAGTATTTGGAGCACGAATGATGCACATAAGCTACGTCAAGCTGTTTAGGGACGACGAAGGCACGGTGCGGGACTCACAGGAAGCCAACGGCGAGTTCCGCAACCTGCAGCACCAGATTGAGCTGCTCAAACACGCGCTTGAGCGTGAAATGAACATGGTGGCTGATTTGCGGGAGCTGCTGGACTCGGTCAGGCGCATCGCGTTTGAGCTCAACGAAGAGATTTTGAAGGACGACAATGCCAAGGGGTAAAAGTGATATCACGGGCGTGAACATACAGATTTACGCAAGGGTGACTGCAGCTCAGCGGGAGATGTTTCACCAGCTGGGCGGTGCCAAGTGGCTGCGTCGGCAGCTGACAGCTGAGCTGGAGAGGCGTTGGCAGGCAGAGCAGCCAAGCCTTGGCGCGAAGATCATAAGCCGTGTCTTCGGGAGATGAGCTTGCATGCCGGGCATGTGGCAGGGTACACCCAGATGCCAAGCTCATCACGCTGCCAGATGGCACCGTGGTGGGCAGCTACAGCAATGAGTACAGGGCATACACCGAAGCCAAGTGGGTGCTTGACAAGCTGCCTGTCACGGTCAACCGCAGGCGCAAGTCAACCCCGCAGATCAGTCGCAGGGATTACATCATGTCGGTTCTTGACAAGCGTGGCCAAGCGTCAGCCAATGAGCTGGCTGCCATGGTCACCAATCTGTGGAAGGCATCCAAGTGAACGCAATGACTGAGCCTGTTAACTTCACCCTGCCCAAGAAGCCGCGCATCTACAAGAAGGACGCGCCGCCAGACCAGCGCAAGATAGCTGTGATGCCGCTCAAGGCGCTGACAGACCAGACGCTGACAGATGGGTCAATCAGGATCTTGGGTGTGCTGTGCAGTTACTGCAACCGGGCTGGCATCACATGGGTGAGCCAAGCAAGGCTGGCCAAAGACCTCAACATCAGCCGCCAAGCGGTCACCAACCAGCTCATGCAGTTGAGAGCTGCAGGCTATGTCGAGATCATCAAAAAGGGATTCAGAGGCGAGCGCTGCAACACGCTGCGGGTCATCTTCGACAGTTCAGTAGACGCGGCCACAGCCATGGCAGTCACCAGCAGCATGGAAGACACAAGGCCACCAGCAATCAAGGAGGAGCAAGCAATGCAAGCAGAGCAACCAGACCCAGAGGGCCAACGCAGAGTCGCCCAAGCAATCAGCAAAGTACTCAAGCAGCCAATCAAGAGGTACAAAACCATGCCCAAACAAGGCGAAACAATCACAGTCAAGAACATGAAAGAAGCAATCAAAAAGGCTCAATCCAAGGGCACCAAGCCTGTGGATAACCATGCCCACATAGGACACGCAGCAGTGTCCAATGAAGACATGTTACATAGGCAACCAATAGGACACTCAGGAGTGTCGCAAAACACAGAAGAACACATGTTAAGAC